AATACTTTACTATCTCCGACTGTTGATTATAAAGTTAATGATGACAGAAATAGTATTACACTGGCAGTATATCCTCAACTAGCTGACAAATTTATGTTAATTACTTTCAGTAGTAACATTATTACAGCCGGTGTTGCCTACATGCAATTTAAAGATATGCTTAACAGAGTTCATTACAAACGATTAAGCGTTAATAAAAAGACAACGTTAACACAAGATTTAAATTATAATAGTTTACAGATTGAAGTAGCTGATGCTAGTAATTTTGACAAACCTAATCTTTCACAAAATAAACCTGGCATAATTGAGATTAGGGGCGAACGTATTGAATACTTTTCGTTAGTTGGAAATGTATTGAGCAACATTCGTCGAGGCACATTGGGTACTGGAATTCCTAACAAACACATATCTGGTTCGATAGTACAAGATATCGGACCAAGCGAAACTATACCATATGTCGACGTAGATTTAACAGAGCAAGTAGTATCCGATGGAACAACAATAGTACCGTTATCTTATGCTCCTGCAAATGTAAATGAAATTGAAGTGTTTGTGGGAGGATACAACATATTAGATTGGTCACCGAGCACTAATTATTTTGTTGGAACTATATTTTCATATGCTAGTTATACATACAAAGTAACAGTAAATCATACCAGCGGCACCACATGGGGATCCACAGTGAATACAATTCAGTCAGACGGTACTGTTATTGCTAAAAACATTTCTGCTAATTCAGTTTATACATTCTTTGTGGGAAATATTAGACTACGTAAACGTGCATATACTATACATAATAGTAATGTTGCTCCTAATAGTCCAGAAGGCGATATAACACTCCCAGCAGATTTCACAGTAAATGGTACGAGTAAAAGGATCACCTTGCTAACTCCATTAGCTGTGGGAACTTGGGTAACGGTTATAAAACGCACCGGCACTAATTGGGATATTAGCTTAAATAATGATAGTAAGATTGCTAATTTCTTAAAAGCAACTCCGGGAATTAGTTATTCTCCGCTAAGAACAAATGTTCCTACAGTCCTTAGCGCAACAAGTTTTGATAGTAACAACGGAACATTTGATACAAGTAGCATAACATTCGATCAACAAGGATAAAAAGATGGCGCAACAACTATTAAACGCAGGTTCAACTGCAAACGACGGCACTGGCGATACCCTTCGATCAGGCGCAATAAAAATAAATGCAAATTTTTCTGAACTATATGCAAATAGCAGTTCACAACTTCCAACCCAAACTGGAAATGCTGGCTTATTTTTAGCAACCAACGGTGCTACATTGAGTTGGGCAAATCCTGCAGGTAATGCATATCCTTCACAATCCGGCCAAACTGGAAAGTTCTTAACAACTAACGGAACATCAGTCAGTTGGGGAGATGTTGTTATTGGAAATGCAAGTACAGTAACCAACGGAGTTTATACTAACGGTAGTTATGCAGACCCTAGCTGGATCACAAGTTTAGCAGGTAGTAAAGTCACTAATGCTGTACTAACAACTTCAGTACAAGCAGACCCTGCTTGGTTAACTTCGTTAGCTGTTAGCAAAGTTACTAATGCAGTATCAAGTGCTAGCACCTATGCAGACCCGTCTTGGATAACAAGTTTAGCTGGTAGCAAATTAAGCGGCACAGTTATAGCAACAAATGGTGTAGTTACATCGGGAACATATGCAGATCCTGCTTGGATCACAAGTTTAGCTAGTTCTAAAATATCCGGAACAATTACAGCAACAAACGGCGTGGTTACTACAAACAGCTATGCAAATCCAACTTGGATTACAAGTCTCAGCGAAACTAAAGTTCTTCCAACCCAAGCCGGAAGTAGCGGAAGATTTCTTACAACTAACGGAACAGCTAGTAGCTGGGCCACTGTTGATGCTACACCAACTCAAACTGGTAACAGTGGAAAATACTTAACCACCGATGGTACAACATTAAGTTGGGGAACTCCTAGCGGCACATTACCATCGCAATCAGGTCAGACTGGAAAATACTTAACAACAGACGGTACAACCGCAAGTTGGTCAACTGTAGCTGGACTAGTATCTCGAACAACAGTAACAGCTACCACTGCAAGTCTAGCCAACAATGCTAATGCTAATGCAGACATTACTGGATTTAAATCCTATGCACTATTAAAAATTCAAACGTCGGCAGCAGCCTGGGTTCGAATATATTCAGATGCCGCATCTAGAACTGCTGACGCATCGAGATCGTCTAGCACTGACCCGTTACCCAGTGCTGGAGTCATTGCTGAAGTAATCACAACAGGTGCGCAGACAATTCTTATCAGTCCAGGAGCATTTGGTTTTAACAGTGAAACTTCACCTACTACTACTATTCCAGTAAACATTACAAATCTTTCTGGCGCAGCCGCGGCAATTACTGCTACATTAACAGTGCTACAATTGGAGGCGTAATATGTCTGACACTCAAGAATATATTGTTACAGCAAAGACCATGGACGATGCTACGTCTTTACTTGACGATCTAGAAACTCCAGGCGGCGATCTATATATTCCTGATAGAGCAGTAGAAGTAGCCCAGCGAAGAGAAATTAGTAGAAACACTCATTTTTTGTTAACTGCTGAAGAAGCTGAACAGATACGTAACGATCCAAGAGTTATTGCCGTAGAATTAATTCCTAGTTTACAAGGTATAGAAGCATTACCACACTGGACTCAAACTGGTAACTTTGAAAAGAGCGCAACTATTGATACCAATGATAAAAATTGGGGATTGTATAGATCTACGGCAGGAGCACAGCTAGCAACCTGGGGAACAAACGGCTCATTCACCCAAACTACACAAACTATAACCACTACTAGTTCCGGAAAAAATGTAGACGTTGTAATAGTTGATTCACACATAAACCCCAACCATCCAGAATTCGCTGTCAATCCAGACGGCACTGGCGGCACTAGAGCTACACAATATGACTGGTTCCAGCATAGTACCGCATTGGGATACGGTAGTACTGGAACATACAGTTATGCTAGTATTTCTAGCAATCACGGAACTCACGTAGCTGGCACAGCCGCAGGTAACACACAAGGGTGGGCCCGAGATGCTAATATATACAATATAGAATTTAACTACACAGGTGGCAACGGCCCCGCAGGCGATTGGTCAACATATCTATTTGATTATATTCGAGCATTTCACAATGCTAAACCAATTAATCCTGCAACCGGAAAACGCAATCCCACTGTTACAAATAACAGTTGGGGCTATTCATACGGAAGTATCAATCTTTCTCTCATCACTAGGTTGAATTACCGTGGAGTTACTATATTTCTTGAGGGTGGTAATTCTGAGAAAAGACGCGATTTACAAAGATATGGAGTACCAGTACCTGGCGTATCAACGCTGTTTCGAATGCCAGCGAGAAGTGCTGGAGTTGAAGCTGACATGATAGATGCAATAGCAGACGGAGTTTTGATAATAGCTAGTGCCGGTAATAGCTACTGGAATTGTGCAACTCCAGATATAGCAGATTACAACAATACTGTTAGAATCAGTGGAATAGATTATTTTCATTCTCGTGGTACCTCTCCCGGTTCCGGAGATCAAGTTATTTGTGTAGGGTCGCTTGGAACAACGCAACAAGAATACAAGAGCGAGTTCAGCAACTATGGCAAGAGAGTCGACATCTGGGCCGCAGGCAGTAACATTGTATCAGGAGTTTACGACACTACTGCCGCTGGTGAATTTGGAATAGTGTTGGCTAATGATCCTAGGAATTCTTCCTATAAATTAGGAAGTATATCAGGAACCAGTATGTCCGGACCGCAAGTAGCTGGGTATCTGGCATGTTTGTTAGAACAATATCCCAATATGCGCCAAGCTGAAGCATTGCAACATTTAATTACCAACTCAACAAAGAATCAAATTGGTTCAACTTTTGCTCCCCCTCCTACTACACTTGTCTTTCGGAGCCCAGGAGAGAATCCTACATACACAATTGACGGATTCCCCGAGGGTTTGCCGCCGTTAACTGTGATTAGGGGACAGACATATACTTTTGATTTTACTAATGTGACCAGCAATGCCCCAATAGCGTTGAGATTAAGCATCAATAATACTACTACAGTACCGGGTACTACTGGTAACGATGCTACAGTGGGGGTTTTTGGAACTACTGTAACATATCAGGTACCTCTTGATGCTCCTTCAGATATAAGATATCAAGGCACAACCATTGGCAGTTTGTCTGGAATAATTTACGTTGTTGACATTGCCCCCGGCGATGCAGGTAATTATACATCACTAGGCACTCACTCAAATAATAGACACTTGTACTATGTACCATTGCGTCCTGTAACCGGAGCAGTTTCACCAATGCTTAGATATAAAGATAGGCCCACAACCGGCATAGCTTACCCAAGATCACGGATACGAAGATACGGTTAACTACTACCGATTAAACTAGCAGTTAATAATCATTGATAAATATAAGATAGAGAGAACATTACTATGCAGAGCAAAGATTTAACGGGAGTTCATATAGAAGGTCATATTAAGATCTTTGACCCCATTTCGAATGAAATTTATATCAACAAGCGTAATGCCATACATTATGAAAATATGAGTATAGCACTGGCTAACACATTATCTAATAGCGGCAACGGTTTTGTTTATGAAATGGCATTTGGCAGCGGAGGTACATCAATAGACCCCACAGGTATTATTACATATCTAACACCAAATAGTTCCGGCGCAAATGCAAGTCTTTACAGCGAACAATTTAAGAAAGTTGTAGATGAACGCAGTAGCAATAACGTTGATCCTACACGTAACTATACCGAAGCTCGTCACGTTACTGGAACAAACTATACAGATTTGTTTGTAACTTGTTTGTTAGATTACGGTGATGGAAACACAGCAGGTCAACAGGCATTTGACAACGCTACTTCTACATCAACAGCATTGGTGTTTGACGAACTAGGTTTAAAAAGCTATAGCGCATCAGGTACAGGCCTGTTGTTAACTCATGTGGTATTTCACCCTGTGCAAAAATCATTAAACCGTTTAATACAAATTGATTATACAGTTCGTATTCAAAGTTTAACCGGCCTAGCAGGAGTATAATCTATGAGCTATAGCGTTAGATTTACAGAAATTACTAATCCTAGCAAACCAGCGATAGTAGTTGCTGATCAGACATTAAATAATCAAACTTCAGTAACTCTTATTGGTAAAAATTACAAAGGGTTTGGTCCAGTACTTGCTGAAAATCTTTTACACCTACTAGAAAATTTTGCCGCTCCTACTGATAGTCCTCCACCTAATCCAGTTCAAGGTCAGCTGTGGTATGATAACACTCAGAATTTTTTAAATGTATATGACGGCACTGCTTGGTCCGCTGCCGGTTCTTTAAAGAAATCTGGAGTTACTCCAGAGTCGATTAGCAGTTCCAAGGGCGACCTATGGGTTGATACCAACAATAGTCAACTGTATTTGTACTCAGGCAGCAACTGGTTGCTGGTTGGTCCTCAATACAGTGCTGGAAAACAAACTGGTCCTATAGTAGAATCTATAGTTGACACTAATAATATTGCTCACAGCGTAATAAGTTTTTTTAGTGCAACCAGTAGCGTAACTGATAGCAACAATTACAGGGTAGGTATAATTAGTAAAGATAAATTTACACCTAAGTCAATCGTTTCTGGATTTCCAGTTATTCAACAAGGTTTTAATTTATCATTAACTGACAATGATAGTACAACATCTCCGAGCAAAATTTGGGGAACTTCAGAAAGAGCTGAATCACTAGTGGTCAACGGTGTTAGTGTACTTGCCAGTAACTTCCTAAGGGGAGATGTATCAAGTACCAGCACTTCGGCACTTAATATTAGAGCAAATGCTGGACTTAGTATAGGTAGCGATCTAAGTTTTAACATAGGAGTTGACGGCACTTCTACAATATTTTATTCTAAAAACGATGGAGATGCTATCGATTTTAAATTGAAATATAACTCAATAGTTAAAACAGTAATGCATATTGATGCCACTACTAGAATAGGTATTGGAACAGACAATGCAGTTCCTTTAGCAACATTAGACGTTGCTGGTACAGTTTTTATTAAAGACGATATTACTAAACCTGAACTAGGTAGATTAAAAGTAACCGGAACTTCAGATACTACTGATGTTGGCGGTGCAAGTATTCAAACGTTGGGCGGACTGTCAGTAGCAAAAAAATCTACGTTTACTAACGACATTAGTTTAACTGGTAAACTTTACATTACTACTGCCAGCGGATCTTCAGCAATACTCCCAACTACTACATTACAATACGATATTGGTTCTACTACTAATAGATTTAGAAATGTATATGCACAGGCGTTCGTTGGAGCTTTTTCAGGATCGTTCTCAGGAGTATTAGACGGAAGTGTAACTGGGTCTGCTGGAAGACTTGCTAGCCCTACTACTTTTAGACTCCAGGGTCAGCTAGATAGTAACTCTCAATCATTTGACGGCCAAACAAACAACGGGTTATTAACACTGACCACAACTTTGAATGAAACTGCAATTTCTGCGCAAACAATTACAACCGCCCCAGTTGACGGAGATTTCTTCTTACTTCAGAGACCAGGAACTGGCTTATTAAAAGTAAGTAAAGCATCATTGCAAGCAAATTTGCCATCAATGCCGATTGGAGCAATAATACCTTTTGCTGGCGTTATTGCTCCGGCTGGATATTTGCTATGTGACGGTGCAGAAGTTTCTAAAACAACGTATCAAGCACTGTATGCTGTTATTCAAGACACATATATAAGAGATACCGCACTTGAACCACTAGTTGGTTATGGAACATTTAGATTACCTGACATGAGAGGTAGATTTGCACTGGGCAAAGATAGCATGAATAACGGAATACAAGTACCGTCTGCATCTAATCCTGCTCAGAATGTTCAAACAGTTACCGGTCCTGCTAATAGAGTCACTGATGTTACTGCTGACAACGTGGGTACTGGCGCAGGCCACGACACTGCTATTTTACTAGTTAAGAATTTACCAGACCATCAGCACACACTTTCTTCCTCTCAAACTCCTTACTATAGTATGCCAGGATCACAAGCGGTGGCCGCGGCATCTACTGATGGTGCAGCCTTCCAACCGATTCAAGTATCAACAAGTACCACTACAGCTTACGGTAATCCTAAAACTGGTAGTGTAACAGGCACAACTCAATTGGGACAAGCAGTAGATATTATGAATCCGTACTTGACTATTAATTATATTATTTTTACTGGTAACCTATAATGAGCTATACAATAACAAAATCCAACGGTACAATTTTAACAGAATTAGTTGATGGTACTACTGACCAAGTTAATTCTAGTCTTACACTTGTAGCTAAAAGTGCAAGTGCTTACGGTACTGCTCTTAATCAAAACTTTGTATATCTATTAGAAAATTTTGCTAACTCATCTCAGCCAAGAACACCTATAGTCGGCCAGCTTTGGTTTGATACTACACAGAATAGATTAAAAGTATACGACGGTATCAATTTTAAAGTAAGTGGCGGCACAATTGTATCTTCTACGGCGCCGAGCGGTATTAACGCAGGCGATATTTGGATTGATACCACCAGTGGCCAATTGCGATTCAATGACGGTACGTCGACTAAATTAGCAGGGCCAGTTTATACAGTTTCTCAAGGTGTATCAGGTTTTGTTGTAGATAGTGTTATCGGTACAGACGGTCTTACACATACTATCGCAAGTATATATGTAGGTCAATCATTACTTGGAATCTGGAGCAATACACAATTTACTCCAAGCACACCAATTTCTCAGTACACTGGTATAGTG